AGTGGGTTGATTTGCATCTACCAAGTAATCCTTATGCAGCATCTAAGGCAGCACAAGAAGATGTTTGTTTCGCCTACTGGAGAACTTATGGTCTTCCAATTGCTATTACAAACACAATGAATATCATTGGTGAAACTCAGGATTCAGAAAAATATGTTCCAATGATTATTAAAAAGATTTTCAATAATGAAACTGTAACTGTTCATGGAAATCCAAAAACTGGTGAAATTGGAAGTCGTTATTTCCTTCACGCTAGAAATCAAGCAGATGGAATCCTACACGTCCTTAGCCAAAACTTTCCAAAGTATGGTGAAGCACCTGTTCCAGAAAAGTGGAATATTGTTGGTAAGGATGAATTGACTAACCTAGAGATTGCACAAGCAGTTGCAAAATGTATGGGTAGAGAGCTTAAATATGAAATTGTAGACTTTAATGATTCACGTCCAGGTCATGATATGCGATACGCATTAAGTGGAGATAAGATGAAGGAATCTGGTTGGACACCACCATATTCATTTGAAGAATCATTACAGAAAACTGTAGATTGGACATTGAAGCATTCCGAGTGGTTGGCACTATAAAAGTGCAGACTAAAATTTTTGGATTTGAGGAGATCCACGTTCCAGTTCATACAGATGAGCGTGGGTCTTTCCAACAATGGTTTACTCAAAAATCATTCGGCGGGTTTAAGAATTTTGAACCTGTTCAGGCTAACACATCAGTTTCAAAGCATGGAGTCATTCGTGGCATTCATTATAGTACTGTTGACATAGGGCAATCAAAGATGGTAATATGTGTCAGTGGAAAGATCCGTGATGTTGCAGTAGATATCAGAAAAGATTCTGAAACATTTGGTCAGTATGATGTAATAGAACTAGAAGAAAATTCAGGCAAAGTTGCTTGGATATCTGCAGGTCTTGGTCATGCTTTTGAAGTATTAAGTGAATCAGCAACTATAGTTTATCTATTATCATCTGAATATAATCATAATTTTGAAAAAGAAATTAACCCTTTAGATTTAGATTTAAATATTAATTGGGTTACAAAAAAACCAATCCTATCAGAAAAAGACAGAAAGGCAGAAAGTTTCCGTGATTTCACCTCAAGACTATGAAAACTTATATCTTCATTCAGTAAATGCCCCAGCAGGTAATGCCATTCTTAGACAATGCATGAAAACTGCTAAAATGCTTATAGATAAGAATATTTCATATGGCAATTCAGCGTTGAACCCTATTAAAATTTTTTCAAAGGGCGATGATTTGGATGGGCTTAGAAATAGAATTGATGATAAGTTAAGTCGTATTAAGAATGATAAGGGTTATCCAGGAGATAATGATGTTGATGATTTGATAGGTTATCTAATTTTGTATAAAATTGGCCTTGACATTAACAGTAATAAAGAGGTATAATTAGGTATGCCTATTTATCAATATTGTTGCATAGAGTGTGATGAAGATGTTGAAATAACTAGAGGATTCAATGATCCTGAAGAAATTCCAGAATGTCAACTTGGACATAGAATGAATAGGGTTTACACAGCACCAGGCGTACAATTCAAAGGATCAGGTTTCTATAAAACAGACAATGGGTAATGAATTAGAGGTTGCTGGTCAATTTGACCAAATGAATAAAGTTGTTGAAGAGTTACTTAAAGGTAGCACTCCAGCACAAATTGCTCGCACACTAGAACTTACTCGTGTTCAAGTTGATAACCATATTAAAAATTGGAAAGAATTAGTACAAGATAATACTGCTATTAAAGCACGTGCTAAAGAAGCTTTGGCGGGAGCAGATGAGCATTACAGTATGCTTATCAAAGAAGCTTGGAGAACATTAGAGCAAGCAGATGCTCAGGATGCATTGCCAGTTAAAACTCAAGCACTTAAATTAATTGCTGATATTGAAGCAAAACGTATTGAAATGTTGAATAAAGCGGGAGTTCTTGAAAATAGCGACTTAACAGATCAAGTCCTAGAGTCAGAGCGTAAGCAAGAGATACTTGTAAGTATTCTAAAAGAAGTAACTGCCAGCTGTGATCATTGTAAATGGGAAGTTGCTAAAAGATTATCAGAAGTAACAGGACAGGTTGAAGCGGTAGTTGTAAATTAATGTCAGACTTTAATGTATTTTTAGATGCTTTAAGTGGTGATGAGTTTGATGAAACCCCAGTACCACTAGAGCAATTTGTAACAGATAAAGAATATCTTGGATTACCACCATTATCTGAAAATCAATATACAATGATTCGTGCTTCTACGCAAATTTATAAACAAGATACTTTAATAAGAATTTACGGCGAAGACGAAGGTCGTAAAATATTTAAACAAACATGTAATGAAATTATTATGCAACTTGGTAAAGGTTCTGGTAAGGACTATACATCTACTATTGCTTGTGCATATGTTGTATATCTTTTGTTATGTTTGAAAGATCCTGCCGTTTATTTTGGTAAACCACCAGGGGATGCTATTGATATTATCAATATTGCTATTAACGCTGTGCAGGCTAACCGAGTATTCTTTAAGGGATTTAATCAGCGTATTGAAAGATCACCTTGGTTTCAAGGTAGATATGTTGCTAAAGCTAACATGGTTGAATTTGATAAAGGTGTAACAGTTCACTCAGGTCACTCAGAATCAGAAGCCTGGGAAGGTTATAACGTATTGATTGTTATCCTTGATGAGATTTCAGGATTTGAATTGGAATCAACATCTGGACACCAGAATGCAAAAACTGCGTCATCTATTTATAAAATGTATAAAGGATCTGTTACATCTCGTTTTCCAGATTTTGGAAAGATTATTTTGCTTTCATTCCCACGTTTTAAATTTGATTATATTCAACAAAAATATAATGAAGCGGTGGCGGAAAAAGAAGTAGTCCTTAGACATCATAAGTTTAAAGTAGATCCAGATTTGCCAGATGGCACACAAGGTAATGAATTTGAAATTGAATGGGAAGAAGATCATATTATCTCATACAGGATGCCTAAAATATTTGCATTAAAAAGACCAACTTGGGACATCAACCCAACTCGTAAAATTGAAGATTTTACAGAAGCTTTTTATACAGATCCTCAAGATGCACTTATGCGTTTTGCTTGTATGCCTCCAGACGCAACTGATGCGTTCTTTAAAAACCGAGCAGTTATTGAAAAAGCATTTAGTAATCCTAAATTAAATGTAGATGAATATGGTAGATTTGACGATACCTTCAAGCCTAATCCAGAACGCACCTACTTCATGCACGTTGATTTGGCTCAAAAGCATGACCATTGTGCAGTAGCATTAGCCCACGTTGAGGGCTGGGTTACAATGAAGATTGGTGAGAACTATAAGCAAGCAGCACCTAGAGTTGTAGTTGATGCAGTAAGATATTGGACACCTACAGCATCAAAATCAGTTGATTTTACAGAGGTTAAAGATTACATTATCTCCATTAGAGATCGTGAATTCAATCTTAAGATGGTTACATTTGACCGTTGGAATTCACATGATATGATGCAACAGCTTGGTGTACATGGAATTAAAACAGAGATTCTATCTGTAGCAAAGAAGCACTATGAGGATATGTCACTTACATTAACTGAAGAAAGATTACATGGTCCAAAAATTCAATTACTTATTGATGAGTTGTTGCAACTTCGTATTGTTAAGGATAAGGTAGATCACCCAAGAAAAGGTTCTAAAGACTTATCTGATGCGGTTTGCGGTGCAGTGTTTAATGCGATATCATTGACTCCTCCAGATGCTGATAGAGAAGTTGAAATTTATAATTATTCTGGGGTATTTTCTGAGGAACTAGAACAACTAAGACAAGAGTCAGATGCAAGATTGAAAAATACTATTAAGTTTCCAGAAAAAAAAGTAATGCCACAGGACATTAGAGATTTCTTTGATGATGACGACAGTGAATACAAAGATATAGTTGACAACTTCCGAATACTCTAGTAGAATACATCTACAACAACAGACAAGGAATATAATGTTAGCAAACGGAACTATTAAAACAATTGAAGATGAAGAAGATATTTATATTAGTTTAACTTCACTATGTGATTATTTTGTACAATCATCAGTAAATATGCGACAAGAAATTAAACACAGTAATCCTGCAGATAAACGTTATGCAAATGGTCTTTATGATATGATGCATACAATTGCACAGGAAACAGTTGAACTTGGAAAGTTTGAAGCACAACGCCGTATGATCAATGGTCCAGAAGATTTGTTGAAGATGATTGACAAATATGGTGATGGTAAGGTAGAATAAGAGAAATAATGGGGTATAGTGAAATGGCTATCACGGAACGCTGTTAACGTTCAATACTTGGATCGTAACCAGGTACCCCAGCAATTATTATCCATCTAATAGAAAGAGTATAATATGAATATGACAGCAGAAGCCGTAGAAGATAAGGTAGTTGAAAAAACTTATGTGCTTGGACCACAAGACCGTTGTGATTCATGTAAAGCAGAAGCATTAGTTTGGGTTAATGGTGTAAATGGTGAATTAATGTTCTGTGGACATCATTATGCAAAGAATGAAAAGGCACTTCAAGAATTTGCATATGAAGTAATTGATGAGAGAAGTAAGCTAATAGAAAATCGTTTGATAGGTGATGCTCACGCTTAAAATGCGGGGGTATAGCTCAATTTGGTTAGAGCATTAGTCTTATATACTAACGGCTGTAGGTTCAAATCCTACTACCCCTACTAAATTGGTAATAAGGATGTTTAAAAATGAATGAAAATGTAAAAGTTATACATGATCAAATTGTAGCATTTCAAACGGGATTAGATCCAGACTATGTTATTTCTTTAATTAATGAAGTAGAAAAAGCTGGTTATTTTTTAGATCAGCCTGGTAGACCACAAGAAACCTTATACTTACCAATAGTTTCTAAAGATCTTGAAATAACAACAAATAAGCTAAGAGCGGTGCTACAAAATTCAATGCTTCCAGTTATTTTTAAATATAATGAATTGTTTAATCTAGGTAATGATTTTGTTTTAAGGCCAAATTTTGTTGTTTCTAGATTAAATCCTGGCAAAGATATGTATACTCATCAAGATGATTATGATGGTTATAAAAGCATAGAAGCAATTTATTATATAAATGAAGATTATGATGGTGGAGAAATTTTATTTGATGATTTAAAAATTAAATATAAACCAAAGGCTGGAGAAATGATATGTTTCCCAGCATCTATTTTGCATTCTGTTCCAACAGTTTATAAAAAAGATAGATATAATGTTGTGATCGGGTATAGACATATGGATTCTTTAGAATATAGATATCATGAAATCAAAGATGTATAGCAAATTATTTTTTTAAATTAATGTTATTTTTAAATACAAAAATTTTATTTTTTATAATATTTATATTTGACAAATATAGTATATAGTTAGTATACTATATTTAAAGGAAACAATAGCTCAGTTGGTTAGAGCCCCGAACTCATAATTCGGTCGTCGTAGGTTCAAGTCCTACTTGTTTCACAAGGCTATATACGACACACCTTAGGTATGGATATAGTTACGAATAACCAAGTGACCCGTGTGACCAGAGTTCTGCGGGAGACTTCTTAGGGCAGCCATTCACATGTGCAATGGAAATTCGTATATAGCCCCTTTTAATGTATAATAGATTTATAATGACTGATGCACACGATCAAAATATGACATTTTCAATTCTGGCACATATACCAGAACATGATCCACGAGAAAAAGATCCAAATTATAAATATTTTATTGCAGCCAAAAAGAAAATTAAAAAAGCAGGACTTTGGAAATGTGCTATTAATGATGATCTTTGTGGTGGACAGATGGAATTACATCATACACATGTTGAATTCTCACAAATTCCCAACGCTGATAAAGCTAAAATAGAAGAATATTTTGGACTACATTTTACAGATGATAATGAATTTCAAGTTTGGTTGGAATCTCCAGGCAACCTAGAGGTTTTATGCACAAATCATCATAGAACACACTATGGTATTCATACTTTGCCACATGCTCTTTGGGAATCCCTCCGATTTAGAAAAAACGGGACTCTTCCAGCAGCAGAAGTAATCACAAAGTCTGATATGAAATCTAGAAAAGTTAGTGATATAATTAATACAGATAATAAAATCCAGGGGGAAATAAAAAATGGCAATAGCAACACAAATAGTAGCAGTTAGTTCTAGCACACCAACATTGGTAAGTATTCCACAAGCAAATGAAGCACCTTATGAAGTTAAGGCTTCTTTTTCAATTCAAAATCTAGACAGTTCAATAACTGTATATCTTGGAGGATCTTCAGTCACATCTTCAAATTTTGGATATCAGCTACTTCCTGGAGCAGATTACACGGGTGATTTTCTACCATCAGATCAGCTTTATGCAATTGCAGCATCTGGAACACCAAATGTTGCAGTATTAGCAGCGGAGGTTTAATATGTCTATTAAAACTAATCATCCTGCAGTTTTATATTACGGTAATTTTTATGATACAACTACACAAACAAATGCAGGATCCACATCAGCCAATCTTGTAACTATCAATACAACTCAAAATTCCAAAGGAATTACAGTAGGATCTCAAGGTAAAATTACCTTTCAAAATGCTGGGGCTTATTTAATTAACTTCTTAGGTCAATTTGCATTTACTGGTGGAGCAAGCAACTATGGAGTAACTGTTTGGTATGCTAAAAATGGAACTATTGTTCCAAATTCATCATATACATTTACCACAACAAGTAGTCAAGGTGCTCAAACTTTGGCAAACTTAGAAGACATTTTCGTTGCAGTACCTGGGGATTATATTCAAATTTATTGGAGTGCACAGGCAACAGGAATGGCTTTAACTCCAACTGCAGCGGGAACAAATCCTACTCGTCCAGCATCACCGAGCTGCAACCTTGTAGTTTATAACGTAGGATAATTATGCCATATCATATTGAACGTGAAGGTAATAAGTTTAAAGTTGTAGTAGATGCAACTGGTAAAGTCGTTGGAACCCACCCTTCAAAAGTTCAAGCACAAGCACAACTTGGAGCATTATATGCAAATGTCCCAGATGTTAAAAAAGAACGTGGAACAATCGCAGGAGATTCTTCAGCTAATTCTGGTCGTATAAGCGGTGGAGTTGGCTGGAAAATTGAATTTAATACACCAGATTGTCAACATGGTTGGTCAGTAATTAAAGTTGGGTCGGGACAATCAATAGGCTGTTTCTTTAAAGAAGAAGATGCAGAAGCAGCATTGGCAGCATTAGCTGTAACAGAACCAGTAGTTAAATGTATGACTTGTGGATGTGATATGCCAGGAGTTGACCATATCTGCATTGATAGTGATGTTAAAAAAGATGATGTCTCTGGTCAAACAAAACAAAATGAACAAGATGGAATTGGTTCATTGAATTTTTGGAATGGATCATTTGCTCCCGTAATTGGCGGTCAGGTGTCTGGAGGGTGGATGTCAACATATAATTCTCCTCCACAGCATGATGGTAAGCAAAGTGTAGGGTTTGGCAACCATAGCGATCCAAAGGGTCGCAGTAACCAATAAAATCTGATATAATATATACACAGGATGCCTTCGGGGTTCTGAATCTAACTAACTTGCTGAAAAGGAGCTAAGTAAAATGACACATCTAAAAAATAATAATATCTACACATACAACTCAGCACATCCATTTACAACTTTGGATACATGGTTTAACGATCCATTTTTTTTAGGATTTCATGACCAATTTGCTAGATGGGAAACAAATAAAAGTACAACATCTTCATTCCCACCATACAATGTAAAAAAGATTGACGAAGACAACTATATTGTTGAATTAGCAATCGCTGGTTATGATCGTGATGAAATTAATGTAACAGTAGATAAAGATACATTGGTTGTCAAGAGTGAACGTGAAAATGAAGATAAAGCAGATTACCTACATAAAGGTATTGCTGGACCCAATTTCACACAAACTTTCACGTTAGGCGAATATATGATTGTTAAATATGCTTCACTTGATAATGGAATGCTTACCATCAAAATTGAACGGGAAGTTCCAGAAGAAGCCAAGCCTAGACAAATCAA